AAGAACTACGAGAATCCACAAGCTGTAAGACACTACGAAATTGTCAGCAATACATATCAAGAAGAAGAGTTCGGAAAAGTATTGTGGGAAGAGGGAACAAGAGTAGACGAGACATTCTACAATACCTCACATCAATACTGGAATGGAACAAGTGTGTCTACTGTACTAGGTTCAGACATTGCTGACCCCGTAACCTTCTGGTCTTATGAAACACAAGAGAATGAAAAGAGAAGAGAGATCTACATGTTAAGACCACGGTATCTTAGAGCTTTCATTGAAGACATCAGAAGACAGACAACCTACAAGAAGTCTTCTTCATTCGTAAGCAGCAAAGTAAAGAAAGCAAACAAATAAAAAGAGGGGTTTGACTGGATTTTGCCAGTCCCCCTCTATGGCTTAGCGCCGACGATATACTTTATTTATATCTCATGATCTGATCAAGGGTTAGATCTTTTCCTTGTGTCTTCCACCAGTCCATCACCATTTTGTTTGACAAGTTGTGTGGACTATTAGGGTCAACATAGTTTTCTGTCGTCCACGTACTTTCGTAAGCAAGATTTTCTGTGAACAGAGGGAAAGTAAACACAGTGTCTACGTTCTGCCTGAAGTAGGAGTAGACCATAGTTTCACTAGTTGGTTTCTTCTGCCATTTTAAAGTTCGAAAGGGTGCATCGTATCCTTTATACTCTAGAATAATAGTATCATCAGGATAATAATGGTCGATGATTTTCCTAGCGTGTCCTCTCTTCAAAAGATAAGCAGCACAACTCCAGTCACACCAGTCTCTAGGTCTAAGCTTGTTAGTTGCCAATGCACGATTTAGGTAATTAGTGTGAGTGATACCATTATCAGCTATGATCAATGCTAACTGAACAATTTCCCAGGTCTCGGGTAGAGCATCAACAAATTCTTCGAAGGTAAAGTTCCAATACTTTACTGCCTCAAAAGAAACATCATCTTCAAAGAAGACAGCATAGGGTTCGCTGGTATTCCAGTACCATTCTTTGATTGCCTTCAAGTGTGAGGTAACTGGTCCTCTAGTATTAGGTAGAGCTAAGTCAGCTGTAGCACCACCAATCTTATGGTCCTCATCTCTATACTTGTCGTAAATGTAAGGGGTAATCTTAGTAATTTTATTCTGAGCAAACATCTCATACAAGTCTTGCCTTCTGTTTGCTGCTTCAGGTATACTAATGAAGTGTACAGGTGGGAAATTGTGTAGCTTATCTACGTCAGTAAGAACTTTCTTTTCTTCTTTGATGCCAAGAAAAGATTCAATCCTATTGAGTCTCTCCTGAACTGACGCTAGTTGTTCGTTGATATCCATGATTTAAATAGGTATTAAGGATAAAATAGGATGAGGTTTATCAGTAGGAGTGACACAAATATCAAACCCCAAAGTAACTCTGGGTTCTTCGTAAAAATCATTGACAACTACTTTGTGTCTTCTATACCCTGGACCAATATAAATGTTGCCTACTTCATTATCAATTTCGTATCCTTCAAAGACTGTGGTTGTATCTTTAGGATCAATACAAATGTATCCGTGATAGTCCCACTGGTGATCATGCCAGTCTAGAACTTGATCGGGGTGGTGATAATTTAACCAGCACTGCATCCACTTGTTCTCTTCAGGAACATAGTTGTTGACAATATCTCTCAACTCATAGAATAGTTTGTTGAAGAGTAAGCTAGGGGAACTTAAACCAAAGAAATTATATCTTTTGTAAGTCCACGTTGAATTATCCCCAGGGAAATACATCTGATGTACAAAGTGAGAGTCGTGTATCTGACGAACCATCTCATCTTTGTTATCGATAATCAGTTGTGACCTGTATAACTTATGGTCCATGACAATACTAATAAAAAAGGGAGAGACGAATCTCTCCCTGGTATTTATCAGAACTCTTTGTTAGCAAGGTCTTGGAAGAACGAGAAGGCGTCTTCCTCACCAGTGCTAGAGGAGGTAGCGGCAGCAGCGACAGGGGTCGGTGCCTTGGCAGTGGGAGCATCCCAGTTGAGTTCATCTTCCTCGTCAGCAACCTCAGGTGCTACAGCACGTTGCTGTTTCTTGTTGCCGAGAACAATGTCAAGACGTTCTTGAAGCTGTTCGTAGGATTTGAATTGATCAGCAGCGGTGAAAGCGGCGAGGCTATACTGCTGCTTGTAGATCTCTTCCAGCTCATCGTCGTCTGCGCTGAGAGCACAGGGTTCGCTGAACTCAGAAGAATCATAGTTCCAGTAACCACCGACAGTCTTGATCTTCAGTTTGAAGTTAGCACCTTCCCAGAAGTTAAAGACATCACAGGGTTGCTCATCAGCAAACTCAGGCTTGAGTGCTGCCATGATCTTGTCATGGATCTTCTTGCCGTAACGGTAGAGGAACACACGACCCTCATTCTGAGGGTTAGCAGGGTCCTTGACCACATAGATGTTGCTGTAGTAGTTGAGCTTACGCTTCTGCTTACGTGCCTGTTCTTGACCAGCAGAACCTTCACCCTGAGACCAGAGACTACGGTTCAGTTCACCGACAGGATCGTTCTGACCAATGGTGGTCAGGGAATTCTCGATGTACCACCCACCAACATCTTCGAAAGCGTGGGAGTACAGTTTTGCCCAGGGCAGAGTCTCACCCTCAGGGGCAGGGAGGAAACGGATCACGGCATAACCGTTACCATTTTCCAGAACCGGCTTCCAGAGACGTTCGTCTTTGTTGCTAGACTCAGACTTGTTAGTCTTCTCAAGTTCCTGCTGGAGGAACTGGAGGTTGCTCTTGGAATTACGGCGGAGATTTGAAAAGGACATTGGATTCTTTGGATAAATTGGATTCGGTTTCGTGACTCGTCACGTTGTTCATCGTAACACAAGGAGAGGGTGGAGTCAAGCCCTCTCCTCTTCCAGTTTTTGTTTCATCATGGAGACCTTATTGAGAAGGTCATCAAAACACTCATTGATTGAGAGGTCTTTGTTCCCTCCCAAAAGAACAACAGCTTCTCTTAAGCTCTGTGCCATATCCTGTGCTTCGGGATCATCACTCAGTTGAATCCGAGTGTTAAAGATCTTCTGCTTTTCAAGGAGAGTCTTAAGAACATCAAAATATTCTAACTTTTTTTCATAGGTAAGAATAGGAAATGAGTTTGCTGCCATGAAGCAATACTTCTGTAGCTCCATCATCTCCTGGAGATCTCCTCTTACCATTTCTGATTTAAAGAAGTCAGTCATACCGTTAATAGCTTTGCTCTTGTAGTTTTTTTCATGTAGTTCAACTTCTGTGCATCGAACTTAAGTTTTTCTTTCAAAGGTTTTGAGATAAGTTTGGGGACAGACTCAATCTCAATTTCATTTTTCTCACAGTAAATAAGAACAGCATCAATGTAATTAATGTCGTTGTTCTCTATGGCAATTTTCTCAACTTCCTGTGAAAATTTCACAGATGTCATAAAGTTATCCTCCAGTTTTTTTGTCATGCTTTCGTTTGTATTCTTGGATGTACTCTAATAATGAAACAAGGTACTCCTTACGAACGGGTTGGACACTAACCTGGGGCTTGTCTCCTTCGATAGCAACAATAGTTACTAACTGCTCAACACGAATGCCGTAGCGTTCATCTAAGCAAAGAGCGTAAGCACACTCTTGAACGTAATAGTCGTAAAGATACTCTTCTTTTTTATATTTGTCAGAAGTTTTAAAGTCAATGATGGATAAGACTCCATCAAACTCAGCAATACAATCAACTCTTCCGGCAATTTCCAGCTTATCTGAATATAAAGCTGCTTCTTGTAAGTATATATTATTTATACGATCAAGAGTATCCTTAGATTGTTTAAACATGTATACAGGAAGTGGTTGATCCTTATACTTGTCTAAATCTAATTCATTATTAAAATAATCCTCAGCAAGTTTATGATATCTAGTTCCCCTTGTAGCAGAAGAAGTAGATTTCTTTTGTGCTGCTTCTATACCAACTCTTGCTCTCCATTTAGCAAGAGCTGCTTGCTTCTTTGGATTGCTACTGATAACTGTAGTGATAGATGGATACTTGTTACCTTCTGGAGTAACATAGTATCTCTTGCCATCTACCTCCACAGTATTCATCTCGATGGGATCCATCCCTACATGTGTAAAGATCACAGTCCGAGATTGAGCTTCGAGATCAAGTAGGACTTGACAATACCAGAGCGAACAATGTCTTCAATACCATACTCAATGACATCAAACTCTTCCATGTTCTGAAGAATTTTCTGGAAGTCAATCACTCCATCTTTTTCATTCTGTTTCTGTAGGTCAGACTGTCTTGCATCACCACAGAACATGATCTTAGTATCATCACCAACACGAGTCATGATGGAATCTAACTCGTGGAAGTTCAAGTTCTGACACTCATCCACAATGACAATAGCTTTGTCTAAGGTAGTACCACGAAGGAATGATGTAGACCAGAATGAAATAGTTTCCTGATGCTTGAGATTCTCATACAGCATATCAAAACTGTTGTCATCTGGCATCTCGAACATGTACTTGACCATATTCTTGTAAGGAATTTGATACAACGATGCTTTATCTTCATGTGTACCAGGAAGGAAACCAATCTCTCTGGTTGCAACCAGAGAGCGAACAATGTATACCTTTTCGTATGGTGTCTCTTCATTAAGAACATCTTTAAGTGCCAGATACAAAGCAACAAACGTTTTACCTGTACCAGCAGCTCCGTAAGAGTAGACACACTTACCACTGTTGTAGGAATCAAATACTCTTTGCTGAGTATTAGTCAATGGATTAATTTCAAGGAGATAGTCTTGATTGATTGGTTTTCTTCGCTTCAACATTTTAACACTCATGCCATTGATATCTGGTTGTGTCTTCTTACGCTGTCTTGCCATACTAATAATTGTATTTTTGTGTAATGGTTTTGTTACCCACGGTCTTTGCTTGAGGAACGATCTTGTTCTTCATGATGTCCGCCCAACCAGGATGAGTCTTAGACATCTTGTCTCGGAAATCACCCATCTCAGCTGCCATAGGAGCAGTCGATGGGTCAGACCAGTCACGATCCCAGTCTGGGTTATCGATCTTCCATTGATCCCAGTCATGAACACTAAGAACTACTTCTTTCTGTTCACCTGTGACCTTATTTATCACTGGATAAGTTGCCATCTTCTTGCTCCTTATTGAATCCAAATCTATCTAACTTAGTTTGTACTCGCTGTTGTTGTGCCAGCTTACAGATGTTCTCCATCACCTTGAGCGTATCTTCAATCGATGGATTAGATTGAATACACTTCAAGCGTTGGTAAACTTCCTCATACAGAGGCAGGAAAATATCTGCTGCCTCTTGTACTTCTTCAAGTGTCAATGGTTTACTTAGATCCATTCTAGTGCCTCTGCTACGGTTGGAAATTGTTCAGCAAACACTGCCTTACAGTTGTTGGCAATGTCCATGTGCTCCTTCTGTGTGCCGTGTCCAGAGCGTAGAGAGATATAATGTATCCAACTACGGCATGAACCCGTCATGTAGATCCTTGTAGGCACCGCTGCTGGGAGAACAGCGCGGGCACACTCCTTGGCAATTCCCCTTCCTAGCATCTGAGTGTAGAGTGCTTCAGCAGAACTGAATAGAGTTTCAATCTGTCTCTCGATAATCTCTTTCTCTTCTGGATCGATATCATCAATAGAATTTTGCCTGTTCTTATCATCTTGACGGCGAAGGTCAGGCATCTGTAGAGTTCCCAGCTGAGTGCTATCAGCATAGCGTTGCGAAAACTCTTGGAAGGTGAACGAACGATGACGCAAAATTTGAGGTGAAATCTCCCTGGTAGTATTGATCTCAAGTGTCATGTATGCCTGCTCAAAGATAGACCAGTGCTGATGCTTAATACAATACTTGAGGAGACCAGCAGCCGTGTCAAAGTTCAGCTGATTGTTTGGGTTAGATACCCTAGCAATATAAGAGATGACATCTTGGGCAGTCTTATCCACCAGTTCTCCAGCACCTTGGGTGATGGCAATCAACTTAACTTGTTCACTCATTAACAAATTCCTCCACAACTTCAACTTCAACAGATTTTACATCATCGCCGGGGGTGTAGTCAACTACATCCTCTACGGTCTCTACTTCTTTTACCTTAAAATCTTTCAAGGGTTTCTTTTTGTATCCAAATCCTTGAGAAGACCGTTCTTGTTCTCGAAGCAATTTCTTTAGTTTGTTTGCTTCATACAGTTCTTTCTTGATCTTAGCGTACTCTTCGTAGCTATACAGATAAGGTTTTGATACAGCTCTCTTCAACCACTTAATATACTTAGGCAAAGTGTTTGGAGAAGCGGGCTCTACGTAATCCATAATTTAAATCAATGACAATCTATTATAGCATAAAAAAAAGAGGGGCGTCAACCCCTCCTGTTATACATTGGTTCAACATTTAAAAGTTGATCAAAGTATTCTCGCAAGTGTATTTTATAGCAAGACCAGTATGTTACTCCCCTATATTTTAGTTGGTAACATGACGGTGGTCTGTTATCGTTATCCATATCATCAAAGTGATATCGATAATCCATATCACTTGTTATAAGTGTGACCACGATAGCAGAAAGTGCCGTGAATTTCTTCAGCACCTTGCTTACACTCATACTTGACACCACGATAGGTAGTCATAGCAATTTGAGCATCGTGAAGGGCGTTGGCTTTTTGAATCTGCTTTTTGATGAGGGTTAGTGTGTTCATTGTAGGTACTCCTAAAGAAATGAGTTAATTAAAACCCGTTCCTTCAGTCGTGTGCGTCCTATACTTCTGGCAGGAAACATGCTGGGTCAGTATGTTCCATCCAATGAATGAGGATATCAGCTTTTTCAAAAGGAGTGAAAAGAGTTGTCTCTTCCAATCCTTGCTTCAACCATTCATAGTCATCACAGCGAAGATAATTCTCCACTGGGACATGACTGAAAAAGATGAGTGCCAATGAAAGCATAGGATGAACGCTCCGTTCCGCGACTTACTTGCGTCCTCCTCTGGGAGGAGGATGAACGTATGGTAATACTACCACAATATATTTAT